TGCCCTGATTGCTCATGCAATCAGGGTACCCCTGATGTGCCTTCCCAGAAAGGAACTGGGACTTCGTGACGGCACTCAGGGTAAAAAGATGAGAAAAAGGGAAAGAAAATTGATGGGAAAGACAAGAAGGTTTTTTGTAGGTTGGGTAAGTCCCACCTTCATTGAGTGGGATGAGGGCGAAAAAAGGTTACCAATGATTAACAAACGGACCTTGTCATTTCTTAAGTGCCCTCAACCCAACAAAAGAATGGGATTGCTCACCTAAATGGCACCGTGAACAACCTCCTCTCCCATTTACGAAGAAAAGGGGAGAGGGTAGGGGTGAGGGGTTACGATGCGGGAATGATAGTTTTTCGGGACAATTGAAAGATCTGTATGAGCACCCTCACCTAACCTCTCCCTCTGGTGAGGGAGAGGAATAAAGAACAAGGAGAATATGGAACATAGATCAATAATCAAACGATTGGTAGATGCACTGTTTATGAAAGAAGAGACCTCCCACCATCAAACCCTCCAGGTTGCAGAGAACGATAACACCCTGCTGGTCGGGGCACGGCGCGAGGACGACAACACCCGCGACCGCTTCACCTGGGATCGGGATGAGCTGCTGGATGAATGCCTCAATGCCTGGCGCTTCAACCCGCTGGCACGGCGCATCGTTGAGCTGACCTCGCAGTACGTGGTGGGTAGCGGCTTGAGCCTGAACAGCCTGCATGCCCCCACGCACGATTTCATCCAGGCCTTCTGGCAGGAGCGCCTGAACCATATGGACGTGCGCGCGATCGAGATGTGCGATGAACTGACGCGCTCGGGCAACCTGTTCATCCTGCTGACCACTGACCCGGCGGGCATGTCCTACCTGCGCATTGTGCCGGCCAGCAATATCACAGCCATCGAATCAGCCCCAAACGATATCGAGCAGGGCAAACGCTTCATCAGCCAGGGCGAAGATGCTTCCGGGGTGGCGCTGGTCTACCCGGCGTATGAGCACGCAGAGGACGCCTTGAGCGCGGATGGTCACTACCAGGCGGTGATGCTGCACTATGCCATCAACCGCCCGGCGGGGGCTCAGTGGGGCGAACCCGACCTGGCACCCCTGTTGCGCTGGCTGGGGCGTTATACCGCCTGGCTGGAGGACCGTGTGCGCCTGAACCGCTTCCGCAATGCCTTCCTGTATGTGATCAAGGCCAAATTCATCAACGAGAATGCGCGCCGGACGCGGCAACTGGAACTGGCAGCCAACCCGCCTTCACCGGGTTCGATCCTGGTGACGGATGAGTCGGAAGAGTGGTCGGTGATCTCGCCCAAGCTGGAGGCGCTGGACGCGTCCACCGATGGGCTGGCGATCAAGAAGATGATCGCTGCCGGGGCGGGGGTGCCGCTGCACTTTTTGGCAGAGCCCGAATCGTCCACGCGCACCACGGCGGAAGCAGCGGGCGGTCCGACCTACCGGCGTTTCGAGCAGCGCCAGCACTTCTTCACCTGGATGATGGCTGACCTGTTGCGAGTGGTCGTTGAGCGCCGCAGCCTGGTGGACCCCAGGGTCGATCCGCAGGCACCCATCGCGGTCAAAGGGGCGGATATCTCGGCGCGCGATAATGTCGCCCTGTCGATGGCGGCGGTGAACGTCGGTTCGCTGGCTGAAAAACTGGCGGACATGGGCTTGATCGGTCAGGAGGAGATACTGCGTGTGATCTATCGTTTCCTGGGGGAGCCGGTGGATGTACCCGAACTGCTCAAAGCTGGCAGCGGGGTGGATCGGCGCGCTGCGTCCCCGGGCAGCATCGCAAAAGGCAGCAAGAGCCGTGTGAAGGTGGACCCTGAAACCGGGGAATTAAAACCTGTAGCAGGCAATTTGGCATAGAAAGGAGAAGAAGATATTGAAAGAAAGGGAAGAAGTGGGTAGGAAGGATGCGGGTTTGGAGACCAAACGCTGCCGCCTGATGATGGAGGGCGAGGTCACCGCGCCGGGGCGCTTTGAGGTGGTGGCGATCACCGCCGGGCCGGCCAATGGCTGGCAATTTGACGCGGATGTGCTCAAAGAGTCGCTCGGGCTGTGGGAGGGCGTGCACTGCTTCGTGGATCACGGGCTGGCATCACGCTCGGTGCGGGATATCGCCGGCATCCTGCGCAACCCGACCTGGGACGAGCAACTGCAGGGCATCCGCGCAGTGCTGGAGGCCTTCGGGCCGGCCGGGGAACTGCTGACGGGGCTGGGCAGGCAGGCAGTGGGCATGCAGCCGCCCAGCCTGGTGGGGTTTTCAGCCGATATTTTTTTCAAGCACCGCGGAAAAAGGGTTGAAAAGATCACCCGCGTCCTGTCGGTGGACCTGGTCTACAACCCGGCTCGGGGTGGGGCATTTTTACGCCTGTTGAACCAGATGGAAGACAAAAAGAACAGAAAAGGAGACAAAGCTATGCAGGAAAACGAAAAATTGACCGCGGATGACATCCAGGTCGAGACGAGGGAGCAATTTAACCTCAAGGACAACAATGAGAACGCATTAATGCAGGCGCAACTGGCTGAAACTGCCAGGGTGCGCCAGCAGATGTGCACCTGGGCACTGGAAGCCGGGCTGAACGCCGCCAGGCTGCCCAAACCGGTGAGCGACAGGCTGCACCAGCAGTTCCAGCAGCGCATCTTTGAGCCCGCCGAACTGCAAACCGCCATCGAGGACCAGCGCCGGATGCTGGCAGAGCTGCAGGCATCCGAGGTGGTGCAGGGTCCGGGGCGGGTCAGCGGGATGTTTGACACGCGCGACCGCCTGCAGGCAGCGGGGGACGACCTGTTCGGGTTGCCACGCGAGGAGCGCCTGCACGCCTTGAGCGTGGCGCCGCTTTCGGGCATCCGCGAACTGTACCTGTCACTGACTGGCGACCATGACCTGCATGGCGGCTATCACCCGGAGCGGGTGCAGCTGGCAACCACCGCCGATTTCAGCGGGCTGGTCAAGAATGCGCTCAACAAGATCGTCACCAACACCTGGCAGGAGCTGGGCAGGGCGGGCTATGACTGGTGGCAGGCGATCAGCGTGCAGGAACATTTCAGCACGCTCAACAGCATCACCGGCACACTGGTGGGCACGGTCAGCGACCTGCCGGCCATCTCTGAAGGCGCGGAATACACCGAGCTGGTGGTGGGTGACTCCCCCGAGACCGCCAGCTTCACCAAGTATGGCGGTTACATCCCGCTGACGCTGGAGTTGATCGACCGTGATGAGACGCGCAAGCTGCGCGCCTATGCCCGCGAGCTGGCGTCCGCCGGCATGCGCAAGATCTCCAAGCTGGTGGCAGCCATCTTCACCGCCAATGCCGGCATTGGTCCAACCATGGCGGATACCGGTGCGCTGTTCAATGCCACCGCGGTCACCACGGCCGGCGGGCACAAGAACCTGCTCACCACCGCCTTGAGCGCCGGTGAGTGGGATGTGGTCAGCCAGGCGGTCTACAAGCAGCCCATGCTGATCAAGAACGAGGCGGGGTCGTATGGGGTCGGATCTTACATGGCGGTCAATCCCAAGTTCATCCTGGTGCCACGCACGCTGCAGAAGACCGCCATGGAGATCTGCACCGGGGCGCTGGTCAGGGAGGAGGGCTACGTGTATGACAATGTGCTGAAGGGCACGGCGGTACCCGTGGTGGTGCCCGAGTGGACGGATGCCAACGATTGGGCGGCGGTGTGTGACCCGCGCATTGCACCGGCGATCTTTGTGGGTGAGCGTTTCGGGTTGCGGCCTGAGGTGTTCGTTGCCGGGGATGAGCTGAGCCCGGCGGTGTTCATGAATGACGCGCCCCGCTTGAAGGTGCGCCACTTTTTGGCGGTGTGGGTGAATGATTTCAGGCCGTTGCATAAGAGCAATGTAGCTTAAAGTCATGACACTGAGGGACCGAAGTGCTGAAAGCTCAAAGCTGAAAGGAAGCCAAAGTTAAAATGTGTCGTCATTGCAAAAGAATCCGTCATTGCGAACCCCCGTTGCGGATTATTCAAGGATCTCGATTGATCAGTAAGGGGATGTGGCAATCTGGTTTTCCTGCACTGATTGCGCAGATCCGTAGAGGTGCAGAGAAAAGAAAATGAAAAGAATGTAGGTCACGCCCTTGTGGCTGTTGCCATCCGACGTGACTGTCACGCCAGAGGCGTGACCTACTTAATAAATTGAATAACTTGGTCATAGGAGGTTAAGAGTTATGGATAAATTGAAACTATTATTGGGTTCACGCAAGTTCTGGGCGGCGCTGGTGGGGCTGGTGCTGCTGCTGGTCAAGACCTGGAAGCCGGATTTCCCGCTGGAGGCTG